GATCTAGGGTACGCTGTGTATCACTACTTCGCTAACGGTGGGCGTAACGCTTACGTTGTTAGGGTAGCCGCTGCGGCTGGCGTTGAGGCATCAATCGCCAACGGCGTTTTGTACGACCCAGACGGTCAGGGCGACGCAAAGATGTTTGACGTTGACGCAACGAGTAAAGGACTCTGGGGTAATTCTCTTGAAGTTTTGATCGAAGCGTCTAACCAAGAGGGTGGTTCAGCGGTATCTGGACTAACAGAGACCACCTCTGACGCCCACGGTACCTTTACCGTCGTAGTTAAGTTGAACGGTACAGAGGTCGAACGCTGGCCAGCGGTCTCACTCGATCCAGCCTCCAGCAGGTACGTTGCTACTATCATCAACAACTATAGTGAATATGTTGAGATTAGCAATGTATCAACAGCAGATCCAAGCGCTTCCCGTAGTTACACGGTTACCGCCTTTACATTTAGTAATGGTGCTGACGGTACCGTAGCGACCACCGACTATACGGCTGCTGTCGACGCGGTAGACCTCATTAATGGTAACCTGATCCTCAACGCTGTCGGTCAAACGGCTCCTACCCTCATCACGGCCCTGTTGTCAAAGGCAGAGTCTCGTGGAGACTCTTTTGTACTAATTGACCCGTCGCTCACAGCGGCAGATGTAGCCACGACAAAGACGGAGTCCTCTGCTTTTGCAAGCGCCTCTAACGGCGGTTACGGTGCCTTGTACGCACCCGCATTGAAGATGGTTGATCCTGCGAAGACTGGCCCCGGAGCAGTGCGTGACACTTACCCGTGTGGTGCTGTAGCGGGTGTCATCGCTCGTACAGAGAACCAGCGAACAGTCGCTAAAGCCCCAGCAGGATTTGCAGCAGATGTTAGAGGTGCTCTGGGTACCGTGTATCAGTTGTCGGATGCTGACATTGGAGAACTGTACGACTACAACCCATACATCAACTCTTTCAAAGCGGTTCCCGGAGCGGGAGTTGTCGTTTACGGTGCCCGCACAATGGCGACAGTTACGGCGGACAAGTTTATTCCAGTACGCCGCACACTCAACTACATTAAGTCTTCTCTCAAAGACATCACGGCGTTTGCTGTGTTTGAACCTAACAACGAGTTGTTGTGGGAGCGCCTGACTGCCCGAGTTGGGGGCTTTTTGGGAGACTTTTATAGGCTCGGAGGTCTTAAAGGTAAGACCTCTAGAGAAGCGTTCTACGTTGTGTGTGACTCTACCAACAACAATGCGACTAGCGTTGATCAGGGAATCGTCAATGTAGAAGTCGGTATTGCGCTACAGTACCCGGCAGAGTTTATCGTAATCAACCTCGCTCAGTGGACCGGTGGTAGCAACACCGTCGAGTCTCTCTGACAATTTAAGGAGTAATCCATGGCACGTGCAGCATCAACCGACCCGTTGAGGAACTTTAAGTTTAGAGTATCCTTTGACAGTAACAACGATGGCCTCAACACCTCGGGCCTTAGTAACCTAGGCTTCTCAGTGGTATCTGGGCTTGTGGTTCAGAATGAGATGATCGCATACCGCGAAGGTGGGATGAACACCCACCCGCATAAGATGGTCGGTCAATCAGACTACGGCCCCGTTACGTTCACTAAAGGGGTCTTCGCAGACCAAGACGAGATGTACAACTGGCAGCAGTTTATGCACTCGTGGAATGGTGGCGGTGTATCGACTAACGATAACAATGATTACCGTTGCGACATTACCGTTCAGGTTATGGACCACCCCATTTCGAACGCTACATACACCCAGCCGGGAGACACAACGCGTAACAGCGCAGTTCCGACCTCGAAGACAAAGTTGGCATACCGTCTCTATAACTGTTGGCCAGCATCTCTGTCTTTTGGTGACCTTAGCGCTGGTGACTCCTCCATCCTCATTCAGCAAATGGTTATTAACCACGAAGGCTTTGAGGTTGTGTTTGCCAATAACGCTGCTGGTACCGCCGACATCAACGAGTTAAACGACTAAGTAATACTTAAATAAAAAACAACATAGGAGTATAAAATGGATAGTGCAGATACTGCGTCTGTTATCAATGACGCCCTTACCGAGCCTGTTCCCGAGATGCGAGGAGTCCCTACATTGGACGTCTCCCTCATTCTAGGTATTAAGAACCCTGATAAAGGGAAACCGGAGTGGATAAACAAGGCTGTTATAAGGGAGTTGACCGGAGCAGATGAGGAGTATTTAGCCTCCGTTGAGCAAAAGGACGACATCACTTACGGTGATTACTTGAGTAGCGTAGTAGCGCGAGGTACTTTGTCTATCGGTGGCGTGCCGGTTAATGGGGACAGAGACGTTATTGACCAGTTATCCCTATTTGATAGGGATATTCTCCTGTTGTCGTTGGTACGTGCCACCTACGGCGAGGAGCGAGAGATTGTAGTCAGTTGTCCTAAGTGCGCCCACTCTAACGATGTGGTCATCGAGTTGTCTAAAGACTTCCCGGTAACTGAGCCGGACTTTGATATTAGCGAAGGTTTATCCGTAAAGACTTCTAAAGGTGATGTTATCTTAGGTTTCCCTAAGGTCGGTGGCATCTTGCCTACAAATGACATGAACGTAGCCGAGATCAACACAGACATGCTGGCTAAGTGCGTTATCTTGGAGGAAGACAAGACGGTGGAGGAGCGCAAAGAGTGGGCGCGTAACCTTAGTATTAAAGATAGGCGCACTTTGACCGAGGCGCTGCTAGCCGTAAACATCGGCCCGAAGTTGCGGGAGGTGAATACTCAATGTGCAAGTTGCGGCAACGATATGCCAATTCTGCTCGATTGGGTCTCACTTCTACTCGGTTAATATAAAACTGCTATACTGGGAATACGAATTGGTAACCTCCGTTTACAAGGGATTTAGTTTTAACGACCTTACGTCGATGACCGTACGCCAGAGGGATTTCTGGTATCGTATGGCTAAGTGGCGTAATCAATAACGGGGGCGGCGTATGGCCGAAGAAAACCTAGGCGGAAATAACGGCGACAGGATGGCCGATATTCGCACCCGCCTAAAAGTCGACGGCGAGCAGATCAACAAACTTAAAAAGGGTCTAGACGACCTGTCTGACTCCGCTAAGAAACTTAAAGATTTCCTAAGCGACGCAGCCGACCAGATGGAGCGGCTTGCACGCGCCTCAGGTAAAGATGTAAAAGTTGGAGGCTCCTCCGGCGGCAGTTCTCCCAACATGGCTATAACCGCCGACAAAGCGAGGCAGCAACAAGATCGCACTAAGCAGACACAGAGCGACGGCGGCGGTGAAGGAGGAGGAGGTGGCGGTGGCTCAATGGGCTACCTAAGTCGCTTTTCTCCCGGAGGTCTCAGACAGCGGGTTGCGGAAGACCCTGCCGCCTCCGCTAAGTTTGCCAAGTCATTAGGTATTGCTGAGGCTGTCTCAGCCGCTATCAAGCCTTTAGTTAGGCAGATGGATCAACGCATCAACAGAGGTATGTCGTATGCCACCGGTGCTGACAGGCTTAACGTACTAACCCAGCAGATGACTGGCATGAGCCAGATGGAGGTAATGCGTAACGTACGCCAACCTCTAACGAGTGCCCGTTTGGGTATGGGTGGTATTAACGCCCTCGTACAATTCCAGTCGGAGACAGGGGTGCAGGCCACCGAGCAGTTAGCGCAGTCCGTCGCTGGAATTAGGGCATCGACTGGTTACTCTAAGAGCACCGCTGATATTCTACAAGAACAACGCAACTTGATGGCCCCCGAGGTCGCTAACCGTATGTTCTACATGACGGGTACCAATGCTTACACGTTGGGTGGGGGCGCTAACGACCCCCTGAAGATGCGCCAACAATTAGTTCAGTCCATGGGACTCACTAGTAAGACTGCCTTAGAGGGCGCTATGGGTCCCGGATCTGTGACTAGGGCGCGCCTACGTGACATGGGTATGGACGAGACTCTACAAACAGAACTCCTCCAGTACGCTCAGCAGAACTTGACCTTCCAAGAAAAGGGCGGTCAAGGCATGTACGATCCTTCTAAAAAAGAAGATCGACAAAGAATGGGTATCGAAGAGAACTTCGCCACCCAACAAGAGGAGACATCGAGAGTACAGGTTGCTCGTGAAGAGCAGTTCATGGAACGTCAGATTGACAACATGGCTGATCAGGAACAGGCTAACCAAAAGATTATCGAACTTCTCGGCAAGATGGAAGACCACCTTAGTGGGCTAGTAGGTGCCCGTACGAGTACTCGCCCATTCCAACAGGCGTTGGGAGGGGTTGCTGGTGGTTTAGGTATGGCCGCTATGCTGGCCGCTGCTCCGCTGACCGGTGGTGCCAGTGTCGCGCTAGGGACGATAGGTGCCTCACTGTTGGTTGGTGGTCGGGTTGCTGGTGCCGACCCTAATCCTGCCGCAATGGATGGGCTCACTCCTGCTAGCAATTCTGCTACAACAACCCCGTTTAACCCAACCTCCACCGCAGTACAGGCTGTCATGGATGACCAGATCCAAGCGCCATACGGTTGGAACGGGAACTTAAAGAGTTTGTCTGATATTAAAAATGACCCCACGTTCCAGAAGATTGACCCATCTTTTAGAAACCGTCTACTGAACATGATTCGTGATTCTAATGGTCGTGTCGGTATTGGAGAGTCGGTGCGTTCTACTGAGGCTCAAGAGCGCGAGTTTTACCGACGCCACCACGAGATGACTCAAGCAGAGATCGACGCTGGAGTGGAGGCTGACCGCAGTTGGAACGGTAAGTTGTGGAAACTTAACGAAGGAGAAGTCGGACTAGCGCCTCCCGGACACTCCTATCACGAAATAGGTCTGGCGGTCGACCTGACGGGTGACACTGATTGGGCTGTCAGAAACGCCGCTAAGTACGGCTTGAAGCACTTTGCTCACCTATCAGAGCCGTGGCACTTCCAGCCAGCAGAAATCCCTGCGTCTAGAAAAGGGGGTGACTCTAGTTCTAGTTCTATGTCCCTCGGATCGCTAGACCCTATGCGCCGGAGCCCCTCACCACCGTACTCCTCTAGACGTAGTGCCAAAGGTAGGGCTAGTTCAGGTAACTCTCTTTCAAAGGCGTTTCTATCCGTCAGTGGTAACGGTTCTATTTCCAGTATTATGCAGCAATCGTCGGACGCTACCCTAGCAGCCTTTGTAGCAGCGGCTAAGTATGGTAACGCCACAGCGGAGAATATACCAGCATCCGAAGGTGGCACTAGCGCACGAGCAGGTATTGGAGGTAACCGAAGACTTAGTGGTAGTCAGGTAGCAGAGTATGCTTACGGAGCGGGATTTAGAGGCTCAGACCTAGTTACGGCGGTCGCTATTGCTGGTCGAGAGAGTAGTTGGATGACGGGTGCCCACAACCCCAACCGCAGTACAGGGGACGACTCTTACGGACTCATGCAGATCAACATGATCGACAGTTTAGAGGCTTACCGACTACAGTTGTTCGGCATCAATGCTAAAGAGGATCTGTTTGACCCCTCTACTAACATGCGTGCCGCCTTTAAACTA